GTATGGGGCTACTGCTGCCGATAGCGATCTAAAGCTAGAAACTACAGACCTAGGTGTAACCGTAACAGGTGACATTACTGTTACGGATAGGGTTAATGCTAAGGAAATTGCAGCTCCCAACGCATATGTAAATTCAACAGCGTCAGTTATGCTCAACGCACAAAATTGGAATGGTAAACAGGTTTGGAATAAGCACAATGGTAATAGCACACTAACGCTGCCGAGCGATGTTCTAGCAGCACAGGGGTTTTCAACCACCATTAGCGTAATGAGTTCAGGGTTTACCATGACCCTAACCCCAGATACAAACGATACCATTAGGTACCTAGACCCTTTAACGTCTACATGGTCGGGAACAATTAATGCAGACCTTGTTGTAGGTTCTGGTGGTGTTATAGAACTAATTAGGACTGCGGTTAGTGAGTGGACTGTCTACGGTTCGGGGGTTGTGTAATGGCTTCTTCTAGTGCTGTGGCGGCAACCCTACTTGCAAATCTCAGGGACATTCCAATTGAAGCCACTAATGAGCTTAATAACCCATTAAGGAACCAAGATAACTACCCAGTGGCCTTCACTTATAACGGGGAGCCTGCCGTGAGCAGCGCCACTGGATTATCTGGTGTTTCTTCGTTTGTCGCTGACTGGGGCCATTACGGTGCAGTGTTCGTAGCTCCGTCTGGTCTTGGCAGGCAGACTACATTTAATAACTACATACTTTACCCCTATATACCATTTGAAGATTCTACGTTTTCCCCAGAACCTGTAGACACCAGCAGAGTTTTAAAAACGTATGGGTGGGGTTCATTACTTTCATCACAAACCACCGTATCGAATACAGTTGTTCGGGGTGGTGGGACTGCCGACACATACATTGATCAGTATGAAGTAAGAACGGCTGGACATGCGACTACAACTGTGGCATCTGGTCTTACTGCCACATCTAGCATGGACAACTCAGACCTTTGGACTCATGAGGCTTGGACTCAATGGGTAGATGTTCCTGACGGTGCAACTCACGTAACCTTTGGGGCTACTGTAAAGATTCCCGCCGCTGATCAGTTAAGGCAAAATAACTGGGGTGGGTTCTATGTTTGGCAAGACCTTGACACTGCGGGCAGCATCGAAAGATGGGTTAGTTACGCCAAAATACGTAACTCTACAAATACTAACTTAGCCAATTTACCAGTGGGGACAGTGACTGGTGGAGATGCAGAGTATAATTGGAATATATACCAAGACAGAGCCTACAATGTTGCGCCCTATACATGCCTAGGCATCAACCCAACCACTACCAATGTGACTCTCAAAGAAACTATAGACCAAGAAGACCTCAATAACTTCACCACAAAAAGTTACCAAGTTCCTTTAGAAACTACGGGTACTGGTCGTAAATTAGGTTACGCAGTATTTTTTGCAGAGAATGCTAAATACAGGTACGATGTAGATTCAGACCAAAGTGGCGCTATACTATTTTACAACCCATTCATAACTTTCCAGACAATACCATAGGGTTATATGAGCCAAATAATTTTAATAGACCAGTTTTTAGATGAGCCTAGTTCAGTTACTAAACAACAACTCATTGACAACCAAGCCTTGAGTATACCCACCACCGACACAAGCAGCCCAGAGTTCTATGCTACGGTGGCTAATGATATAGCGGTGGGCTACTACCCAGAAGAAGAGCAAGAAACACTTGTACAAGTTTCTTACTGGACATCACTATACTACGGTGCTTTAGAAGTATAGTAGTCGCCTACCGTCGTCTAAAGTTAGTCCATGCCCCTGCAAGGTTATCCTATGTTCAGAATCTGACATATCGCCCTTGTTGGCTATGCGGTGGGGGAATAGCCCATCGTGTGTGTACAGAACACCTAACTCATACTGCAAGTGTTCATGTGGTGGGTAGATATCCTCTTTAATCACCCTATGTAAGTCTTCACCCGTTGCGTCAGGCCAGTAGTCCATGCCCGCCCCCACAGCAGGTTGTTCAAGAAGCATGGTAAAGCTGAATGGGTTGGTGAAGCTTTTTGAAGGCCAAGCCACTTTAGAAAATGGCTCATCTATGTGAGCACTGCCCATAAAACCATTGGTGGTGTGGTCAAATATGTGAAATCCAGGACGGGCAATACCCCATGGTTGTTCATAACATGCTTCGTAAAACTCATGCAGTTTGTGCAGTAATGGTTCAAAATTCTTAGTTAGTATGGTGTTTAACCTGTTTGCTCTGGCTGGGTACTCACCCACACTATCCTGATAGGTGGCCGCCCCTAGTGTAAAGAAGTGGCCTCTGTCTACCCAACAAAAGCGCAGCTTCTTGACTAAGTTCGCCAAGTCGCTACACTCTTGTTCGGTGAGGAATTTAGTTGGTGCTATGAGACAACCCTGAGCACCGCAGGGATGGGGAGAGGCAGTGTCTCTCTGTTTATCATTCATCCAAAGCCATTCTTTTTTAATCATCCTTGGTTTACATAACCTTTCATTTCTTTCTGGCACTCGTCATCCATCAACTTATTAATAAGTATTGAGGCCTCGTAGTAGTCTGCATCAGCCACATACACTATAGCTGCCTCAACCTCTACTGGTATGTCTACACCCTCCAACCAGAAGTTCAGACTTATAAAGTCGTCTGGGTGCAGTGCTCTTATACCACGCTTATTCGCTTTTTTGACAAAACTTAACGCCTTGTCTAGGTCTTGATACCTGTTTTCTTTTTCACGCAGCAAGTACTTAGTTGCGCAAGCCTGTAAATAGTTCATGTCTGTATCCACAACCATGTCCCAATGTTGGTACTCAGTACCACTGTAGTGCTCTCCACCTACCTGCTTTACATAGCTCATGCTTTCCACTCCTGCCATTTTTCACACGCTGTACGCCAATTTTGGTCTGCTATTTGCTTAACCCAATGGGAGCCATCACCACCATCTTTCCTTTCCATATACGCCCAGTACATAGGGTATGCCACCTCTCTAAACCATTGTGTTTTAAGGACAGAGCGGCTGCTAACTAAACCTGCTTCAAAGTACGTGGCGTCTTCTATAAAGTCAGCCATTTTTTCGTTACCGCTTATCAATGGTACGCAAGGGTAAAACCCGTAGTTATCATCGGTTGGCAGTATGGGGTATCTTATGTTCAGCAACTCCGTGGCATTGGGTAGGTCTTGGTAAACGTGGGCATTGTTGGTGAATACAATATAGCTACCTATTGGTATATCTGCTTCGGCGGCTATTAACTCTTGCAACATAGTCATATGTACAGCATTGGCACCTGTCATACCCCATATAACATCATTGCTACGGTTACAAACTGTCATGTTTAGTTTGCCATCAACAACTCTAAAGTATATGTGGGTATTGCAGGGTAGGTCGTTGTGGTGGGTGTCTAGGTCACAAGACCCATCCCACATAGACAACACTACCCGCCTCGTGGTTGGGTCTTCTTTAAGCATTCTGGCAGCAGCTATTAACTGGTCTCGGCCAAAGTGGTTGCGCCATCGGTAGCCGTAAGCACCATGTATCAGAGGCTTGTCAACCATGTTGTTGGTGTCTGCATACTCCTTAAACCTGCCATTAAACTGTTGTATCCAGTCTGGCTCTTGACTACCCGACATCATCCATACAAACTCCATAGCATGGAAGTATGGGTTAGCCTTTCGCACTGGGTCTAGCAGTACTCTGTGCTTTGGGTTTTTTACAGTTATTGTCAGCGGCTCCTGTAGGGTTAGCACATTGCCATTCCTACTTTCTTCAAGGTCGCCATTTATGTGCATGAGAATCATCATCTCGCTGAACATGGTTGGTACATCTCTTACTACTTTTTCCATTGGTCTCTCCCCATTGGTGGTTGTTACTAAGTGCCATTATACCTACGTTTGCTTCGACCGCAATTAGTGGATACTCTCATATACTTGTCAAATTCACACAAGCAATTCTGCAAGTCTTGGGCGTGTATATCTGGTATGCCCAACCCATGCAGTTGGTCTGTTACTTCTTCATGCAGCCATGGCATATGGTGCTTAAACTCTGTAGGGGTTACTTTATCTACGCCAAGTACCCAAGCCAAGCCTCTCAAACTTCCAGGACCGTGGGCGCACCAGCTACGAAAGTCGTCTGCATAAGTAAGCCCATGGCCCTCTGTGTTTTTAAGGTCAGCTATTATTTGTGCAGCCATGAAACTGCCAAGCCCCTGTAAGCCCATTAGCGCCACATGAGCTTTTGCCAAGGTGGTTGCACCACTTGTTAGGTCTTTTTGCTGCCACAAGCTGCGCAGCAAGCCCCCAATGTACTCGTGCTTGGGTACACTACGGCCATTAGTACTAACTATATAAGCAGACCCCCAAGAACCACCTTTTGACATAACCGCTCGCCACTTGGGTGGGTCAAAGGTAGTCCATGGCCACCCAAGTGATTCTAGTGTTTCTATTTTGTTGACAAACCTAGCCATAATCATGTTCTGGACTACGGTGTCTGTGGTAAACCCTCCATGTCTGTTGTACCACATTTGGCGAATGCCTTTAGTAACCCTATCGGCTTCCCTATGCACATTACAAAAGTATGTTTCTTGGAATACTTGGTCAAGGCTCCATGGCTTTTCTACACCACTCTCTTTATTGAGCCTTACTGAGTATCGCTCTTTGATCCAGTAAATTAGCTTGTCCAAATTTAAAGGCTCGTTTCCATTGTATAACAACATCTGTTCTCTCCCCGTTTTCATCAGCACACCAGTTATCTTTAGTTTTCTTTTTAACAACCTTTACAAACCCCTCGTGGAGGCTCGCAAAAATCCTTACATCTCTATCATGTGTTTCTGGAGTCCTGTAACCACTACACCCTCCTTCTTGGTTACTACCACCTTGGTTATGAACCCAGTTATTTAAGATTCGGCTGGGGTAACCTTTCTTTAGCAGTTGCAGGGTTACGTCAAAATCTTCTACGTCAGGGACTCGGTTGCTAATAACTCCCTCTGCTTTTGTAACATCAGTATTGTAGGCTAAAATCCTCATCATCCTTCCAGCCTCTAAGTATTGGTCGGTGTTTCTATTAGCCCCTTCTCTGTGGCTGACACCTACGTGGGCGTAGTCATCCAAGCTGTCTTCTATTTCTGTAAACAAACTCTCTAGGTCGGTGGCCAGTGGCCTTCTAAATTTAGTGGGGTCGTCAGTGCGCCTAACTGAAAACACTAAGTCGTCATCTAACATAACTATTTTCTTAGCTGTGTGGTGGTGCAACCATTCCCTTGTACTGGGCAGTTCCCTTATTTCATCTGGGACAACCAAGGTTCTTAACCCACTATCCTCCCACAAATAAGCCTCCCGTTGCTGTATAACAAACTCTACCCTTTGCTGTACTGACTCAGGTAAGTTGTCGTAGGTTAGCTGTCTGCCAAACCTACCATGCGTGCATATAAATATTCTCATTGAGTAATTCCTATCCATAAAAAAAGCCCCCGAAGGGGCTTAATTTTAAAACACTTACTATGCAACTTCAATAAATTTTCGGCTGACATCGTAAGCAATGTCTTGGTACTTAACGCCATTTGTGATTGCTTGGCCAACAGTGCTGGCATTCAAGTAA